TCCCCAAAAACCTCGCGGGCAAAGACCTTATTGGCTATGGGCAGCGGGTAATCAGCAATGCTTACAATGCCACTTTAAGTAAGATGAAAATAAAAAATGTAATGCCGCTTGCGTCAGAAATGGACACTATAACCAAAGACTTGGCAGACGATATTGCGAAAGATGTTCAAGACCGCGTTTCGCGCTACATCACCAAGAAATTTAAAAACGGCGGTATGTCTGGGCAAGATATTAAAAAAGCACAGACGCTTTTGCGTAGAGATATATTGCGCCTGCGCCGTGAGGGCAGCGATATTGGGGCGCGTAAGGCCGATGCCCTTGAAGATATCCGCAATGTATTTAGTGCAGAGTTGCAAAAAGCCAATCCAGTGCAGGGGCCAAAGCTAAATCAAGTTGATAAGGCTTATGGTCAGTTTGAGATTGTGCGTAATGCAGAATTGCGCCGCAAAACAACGGATGGTTTCTTGCCCGGTGACTTGTTACAATCGGTTGCGAAAGGTGACATTTCCAAACGGCAATCCAAGTTCTCAGCAGGCGAAGCACGGATGCAGAATTTAGCAGCAAACGCGCAGCAAGTGATGGGTAACATGACACCAAACTCAGGCACGGCAGCACGATTAAATGCAACAAAGATGGCGGCGGGTGTCGGCGGCGGCGGCGCTTTAACGCAAGCTGATCCTTTTACTATTGGCGCAACATTAGCCTCGCCATTAGCCTATTCGCCAGCAGGGGTTCCGTTAGCTAGAAACGTAGTGGCAGGGGCTGGCAGGGTAGCGCGGGGCGCAGTGCCAGTGGCAGCGGCGAACACCACAGAAATGAGCCGCCAAATGTTAGCAGATATTTTGAGGCAATAAGTGGCCCAGAAAAAGCTGCAAGTCGATAGCGAGTTTAACGAACTTGACTTGGATCACGATGGCATTGTTTCCGACAATGAGATGAAAACGGCAGAGCTACAGCACGATCTGCGTAAACAACGCGCACAACGGCGCATGGCAACAGCCGCTTTGGTTGGCATGGGTGTATTCACAGTGGCAATGTTTATCGTGCCTATAGAGCGCGTGGAAGCCCTTAGTTCAATTAGTGATCTTATGTATATTTCTGCCGCTGGCATTGTCGGCGCTTACATGGGCAGCGCTGCGATCATGCACGGCAAAAAGTAATGTGGCAGGCATTAGTCACCGCTTGTTTCATAGCAAATATGGATCAATGCGTGGTTCTTGAAGGCCAGCAATGGTTTGAGAGCGAAGCTAGATGCAAGGCCAGGGCATTTGAGATGGCTGGCGATGTAAATCAATATATGAAATCACATAAACCAGTCAGGTATAAATGCCGGAAGCTGCCGGGGGGAATGTTGACACAATAATGTTTAAAACATTTATTCTAGTCATAACTATGTGGGGCAACGATGGTAACCAGTGGCATTACATTGGCAATCAAATCGCGCTGCAACAAGAAATGACTGAGGAACAGTGCCTCTATTTAGTCGATGCCACAATGTGGCAAGCCTCTTACAGCAATGAATATTACCAACTCAGAGCGCACTGCTTCCCGGCAGACTGCGCTGGAAAGGATGAGTGCAAATGATACAAGCGCTTATCGGCCCAATAGCTTCACTAGCTGGTTCGTTTCTTGAGAACAAAGTTGAGCAATCGAAAGCCAAGGGCGCGGTTGCCAAGGCAGAAGCCGAAGCCAAGGCCAAGGTTTTAGTCAGCTCAGCTACAAGCGTGGCTGAGTGGGAAAAGATCATGGCGCAGTCTACCCAGAATAGCTGGCGCGATGAGGCTGTTACAATTGTTGTGCTTGTGCCTGTGGTTTTGGTTTTTGTTCCGGGCATGGAAGAGGTTGTGAAGGCTGGCTTTGACCGTCTTAACGAACTGCCCGAATGGTATCAATATTTAGTTTTCCTTGTTTGCACCAGTGCGCTTGGCATCAAGGGCATCGACAAGTTTAGGAAAAAATAATGAACAAAGATCGTTTGCGTGAAGAAATCGCAGAAGACGAAGGCTGCAAGTACGAGGTTTATTTAGATCACCTTGGGCTGCCAACTTGCGGTATCGGGCATTTAATCACTGAATCTGACAGCGAACACGGTAAGCCTGTTGGCACAGTTGTAGAGCAAGAGCGCGTGAAAGGCCTGTTTGCTTTAGACATGGCCGTGACGATAGACGAGTGCAAAGTTCTATATCCAGATTTCAACGAACTGCCAGAGGAAGCCCAGCACATCATTTGCAATATGATGTTCAATATGGGCAGGCCACGGTTGTCTAAATTTAAGGGCATGAAAGCAGGGGTTGATGCGCGTGACTGGCAAGCTGCCGCCGATGAGATGGTTGATAGCCGTTGGTATACACAAGTGCCAAACAGAGCTAGGCGGCTTGTAGACCGTATGAGAGCGCTTGCAGATGGCTAGAGCAAAGCCCGCTAAGGGCAAGGCCAAGGTTAAGATAACTGCCACAGGCAAGCGGGTCAGTTACGGCCAAGCTGGCAAGGCCAAGGGCGGCGGCGCAAGGGTGCGCCCAGGCACATCGAAAGGTGATAGCTATTGCGCCAGAAGCGCGGGGCAGATGAAGAAAAACCCCAAAGCAGCACGCAATCCAAATAGCCCATTGAGGCTATCCCGCGCCCGCTGGAAATGCGCTGGCGCTAAATCACGGAGATCGTAATGCGTAAACCAAAGGCTTTAACAGCACGGCAGCAGACCGCGCTGAAGCGTCATGGCGCTCATCACACGGCCAAGCATATGACAGAGATGCGTAAGTTGATGCGTAGTGGCGGCAAGACATTCACAGAAGCGCATAGGATGGCTATGCGTAAAACCGGAAGGTAAGAGCAATGCCTGGATATATGAAAAAGCCAATGAAGAAAAAGAAGCCGATGAAAACAGCAGCAAAGAAAAAGCCTGCTGGCCGTATGGGTGGCCGTAGCTTGCGGAGAGTATAACCGTGGCTGTTCCCAAAAAGTCATCTGGCCCCAAGCCAACTAACGCAAAACTTTATTCAACCGTTAAGGCCGCAGCAAAGCGCAAGTTTGATGTTTATCCATCTGCTTATGCCAATGCTTGGCTGGTGCGCGAGTATAAAAAGCGTGGTGGCAAATACTCAGGTAAGAAGCCAACATGAGCCTAACAAACTGGTTTAAACAGGATTGGGTTGATATTGGTGCGCCCAAAAAAGGTGGCGGTTTTGAGAAATGTGGCCGGGGGTCAACCAATAAAGGCAGTCGCAAATATCCCAAATGCGTGCCTGCTGCCACGGCTGGCAGGATGAGCAAAGCACAACGCGCATCTGCTGTTCGCAGGAAGCGATCAAAGGCGCAGGGGGTAGGCGGCAAGCCGACTAACGTGGCTACGTTTGCAAAACGCAAAACCAGGATATAAATCTGGTCACGTTTGGTCACGGTTTTTGCTAACTATCGACACCCAAACGCACCCAAAATAACCCAGAAACCTTAGAAAATAACGCGCAAAAACGCTTTAAATTCGCCCTTTCACGGCGGCAACAGGGGTTCGAATCCCCTACGGGATGCCAGCCTACAACCCAATCATAGCTTCAAAAACAAGCCCTCGGCCCTACCAGGCTGGGGGCTGTTTTTTTGTGTTTGGTCACGATTTGGTCACGATTGCTTGACGTATTCAGTCAATTCATCTATCTTAAACTAGCAATTTAAAGTTAGGGAGCAGTTTTATGCGTGATTTAAAAGTTCGTTATCGGCAGGCAAGGCGCTGCTGGGTTATAAATGCAACAAGGGTTGGTTTGAGCAATACATATGGTGGTTTTGCAACTGAGGCTGAAGCACTGGCAGCGGCGGAAAAGTTGGGAGCAAGGTTTACTTTAGGTCACGAAGTTAAGGCTGAACAAAAGCCTGAATTGTTTTCAGTCCAAGATGCCATTGACACATACACGGCAAAACAAAACCAATCGAACACAAAATCCTATCATCAAGCTCAAAAGTTCAATCTTAAATTGTTATCAAAAGTTATTTATAACGATCTTGCGATTGGCAAATATCAAATTGCATATTTGGGCAGAAAGGAAGATCGTGAGGATTTTAGAGCTTGCATTGAGCAAGCAATAGAAAGCGAAGGCCAGAGCATTGAGACAATGCACACACGCCGTAAGCATTGGGCAAAGTTTTTTAATTATGCTTCTGGTAAAGGTTGGGTGGATGCAAACCCAATTGAAAAAATCAAGTTGCCAAAGAAATTGCCGACTGATGACCGTGCGCCAAAAGTGCAAGAAGGTTTTGTCACATGGTTGCAGACAGATGGGCTAGACGCATACA